ATTTTGCTAGTCTAATCTGATGTTCTAGTAAAATCAACGCCCAACGATCTAAGATCAGATCATGTTTTGCAGCATGTAAAATTGCTATGTACCACAAAAGGATTATGGCTGCTTCGATCTGAAGCCAGACGATTCAAAGTTGAAGCGCTCAACCCGTACCCCATAATCTCCAATTGATAGGTATGAACGAACTCGTAGGTTCTAGTAGACTATCATTGACGAGCTCCGGTTCGTGCTTAACGAGTCAAAGCCTGTGCCAACTACTAGCACAAATGTGTTCCACTGGCGACGACGTAAGTCTCTAAAATGAGGGTAACTCCCGAAAGACCAGAATATATAATAAATTTCAACCCCATCGCGTAGATGTTGGAAGAATATAAAAATATGATGGCCGCAGTCCAAAGTCGTTTAAATAGTAGATTAAACCGCCATGCCCCCTGAATTCACAATCAAAGGGCATAACCTAGAGCAAGCAGAGGTTAATAGGCTGCAACCCGACGTCAATTTCTTTATAGCGATTGCGCGTCAACAAGCTCGAGCTGCCCATGCTTTACAGCTGGTGCAGATTCGTCGAAATATATTCAGAAATAGAGTATTAATTTTCTTAATGGCTCTTTTCTGGCTACTCACCGTTACCACGGGTTCGTGGTATCTCTATAATGCGTGTGAAGGGCATCCCCCTACTAGCGTACGTTATAGAATTTGTTGGGGATTTATGCCAGAGATTAGAAATTTTGTTATTAGTAAAGTTCCTAATCCCTATGTTATAGATCCTCAAGGCTTAGATGGAGCCGGTATCGGCGATTTCATTGAGAAATTTAATTTCTTTAATTTCTCAATAACCGGTGGTCAAATCCTGAGATACTTGATTAAAAGTTATAACTGGTTTGCAGCCGCGCACTATGGAAAGATTGCCAAGTTAACAGTTTTTGCTGACATCGTCATCGAAATTTGTGAAGCTATTGGTATTGATTTACCCAGTTTGCGTAGCGTTGTGTTATCAGTATTTGAAACTTTCAATGATTTTATGATAACTAAAGAAACACACAAGGATGCTGATATATTTGAAGAAGGTCTTAGTGACTATCTTCTTAAACCTTTCACTAGCCTTGTTACCGGATTAGGGAATCTCGGTGGAGTTACTGTAAATTTAGCAGAGAGCGAGATACGTGGATTAACCACGGAACTCAATGCTCTGACTAAAGCTACTTCAGTACTCGCTTCGGTTTATGGATACTTTGCTCTATTGCTTACTAGCATTAAAGAGTTATTCTGGCCTAGTGATAAAACATTAGCCAATCGTAGAATATCTGAAATTTCCCGTATAACAAGTCAGATTGCTATGCAGCCTACTGCTGACTGGAATGCCAGCGTGGCTCAGACAGTCCTTGACTTAAATGCAGAATTATTGGAGTTTAGAACCTTGAAGATTGAAGGACAGGATATTGGAGTTCACTACTCCGAGTTTGCTGCACTTCTCTCTGTTAGTACAACTCAAGCACTTATTGCTAAAAGTATATTAAGCTCCGATATGAAGAGGATTCACCCTGTTAGTATTCTAATGTGTGGTGCCCCTGCAACTTTCAAGACAACTTTATGTGATCTGATTACGCGCAGGGTCATACAATCTGCCAACGGTAGGTTTGATGCTTCTCTTATTTATAGGCATACTGGTGAAGATGACCGTATGGACGGCGCTTCGAATCATACAAAAGCTGTAATTTTTGATGACTTTTTGCAAAATACTGAGTGTCAAAAAGGTCACGCTAATTTATTTAGAATGGCTGTCGGCTTTGATGATTTTAAACCAGATCAATCCGCTTTAGATAGGAAAGGTAACGTGCATATAAATCCTTATATTGTACTAGCCTCTACTAACTATATGCCTAAGCATTTCCTTGATAGATCAACATCCTCAAGTTTGGGATTAGTAAGTCAATACGCATTTGTTCGTCGTATTGATTATATTGTTAAACCCGAGTGGGATACTAGGTATCCTTGTCCTATCGAGATAGACCAGCAACATGTAGAGGAGTTTAAAATAGCAATTGCTCATTTGAAGATTCGTTTATTTACGGCTACTCCCCCTCGAGATGAAGGTCAACCCTTTATTGTCGAAGAGGAGGTGATTACTTTTAATGAGTTTTATGATGAGAGGATCTTTAAAGTCTTGAAACATCGTATTAGACATAAGGATGAGAGAGAAACTGTATTTGACTCTCTGGTTCTTCCTGATCACACGATTGTTGCTCAAGGAGGAATTAAAGATGTACCAATTTTGACCCCGACCCCTAGCTTGATTAATCCTAAGATAGAGGAAGAAGAAGATGAGATTACACGGCTTTTACACGATCCTGATACATTGCCTGAAATTCCACCTGCCTTCTTTGCCGATCTATCCAGACCACCTTCACCTAGCATCCTTGGTAAGAAGCTCCGAGAGTACAACAGTGAGGAAGAAAAGGAGAGGATTAGGCAACTCTATGAGAAGCGTAAACATTTAGATATCTTTGATGATGCTGCAAATGAAGAGCAGCAAACTTTGATAAATAAGATGAGCGAGACCTTTAAAGAAAAGATTGGTATGCCTTTTGTCCTACAGACGGAGGCTTTCCATTTATATCTCTTAGAGAAAGTTCGCACTCTTAAAGTCGAGAAAGAAGATGAAACTAGTCGCTATCAGCGCTTCCGGAGATGGTTAACTCAAACACTTGTTGTTAAGAGTCTCGGAGGTGACCAAGTAGGCTTTAGTTTCTTTGCCGCTTTCCTTTACTCATATAGTTCATATATATATGGAGCTATGGCTATGTTCGTTTATCTCTTTGGAGGCTATTGGGCAATGATCCCTATTACCTCCATATATGCTACGAGCTGGTTCTTAGGTGCCTATGTTTTCCATAATAAGATGGCTGTTAGAATTAGAGCATATGCAGTTATATTGATATGCTCTATTGTTGCAATTGCTTACTATATGTATTTTGCTCAAAATGCAAGCATTTTTGAGCAAGAGTCCAATGAACATGATAAGCGTAAGAAGCCAACTCCTAAGAAAGTTCCAATAAGTGAGATTGTTAATGAAGGAGATTCTAATTCGTTAGACCTCGTTAGTACTATGTACGTTAAGAACATGGGTACTATGACGGTCTTTGCTACTAAAGGCTCAGATGCCAATGCCATTACGGTCAATTATATTGGCTTGTTTGGCAACATCTTTGCAACGGTTGGCCACGTGTTTGACGGCGCAAGAGCTGATACTCCTATCACCTTTATGCGACCCGGGCAAACAAGAGTGGTCACCACCTATGATCAACTCCGAGAAATTAAGAGTTTGAAAGATTCAGATATAACGTTCTTTAGATTTGGCCACGATGCTGTTCGTGATATTCGTCGTCATTTCATAGAGAGTGCAGATCTTTCACATAGATTGATTGATAGGTATGGCTTGAATTATAGTGAATTGCAGATTGCACTCCCCACTTATAATGATAATCAGCCTACTATTAGAATTGGTAGTTCTCTCGAGTATGAACCCCCGAATCCTATGAGATCATATAGAACGAGTGAATCCCCTGCTCCTAAGGTAGGAATGATCTTGTCTCAAGGTATCTCCCAATCTGGAGATTGTGGAGCACCCTGGATTGTTCAATCTTCTAAATGGCCTCGAAAGATTGTTGGACTACATGTTGGTTCAATCCCCGCTAGGCATAAGATGGCAGCTGTTCCTATATTTAGAGAACAGCTTGATCAACTTTACTCTGCCTATTACGGAGTTGAAAACCCTATTGTGGATTATCGCCTCCAAGATGAAAATCTACAAGAGGAATCGCATGTAGAACCTGCACAACCTGAGGATATCAAACATTTCCCTGATTATCTTAGAGTAATATCCAAAGTTAATAAGGGTTATAGCATACATATGCCAGAAAAGTCCGATATTTACCCTAGTGTATTACAGAAGATGGATTTGCCCCCTGAATTCAAAGTAATCACTAAACCCGCTAACTTGTCCATACGTTCTGATCCTTTAGGAAGGCGCCCTGATGCGTATTTCTTGGGAAAACAACGGTATGATTGTGATAAATCTGCTACCAGATTTATTCACCTTTGTGGAAACCTTCTTGGAACCTACGAAGCTAAACCCCTTTTAGTTAATGTGCCCTCTAGGTTAAGTCCTATTGAGGTGATTAACGGCGTTCCGGCCTCTAATGTGAACGGTTGTAATCAAACAACTAGCCCGGGATGGCCATGGGTCAAGTTACCTGGAGTTGGTAAAAGAAAAGTCTTAGACGTATACCCGCCGGAACTTGGTGAGTGTGGAGATGAGACTAAGTTGACCGCATGTGAATGTCCAAAATGTGTCGATAGGTATCTCACACCTAGAGAACGCTCTTATTTGCCTGATTGGGGTAAAG